CAAGAATATTAAACGCCCCGTTGTATTCAGAAGGACTGGCTCCTGAGACAACAACGGCGTCATTGGCACTGTACCCGTGTGCACTGCCAAAAGTAATGGTGGCAGTTTTCCCGTCCACGGTTAAGGTGCCTGCTTTTGAGGCTTCGCCCAGAGGAGTTGTCCCGCCAGGATTGGTGGCAGATCCCTCAGTCTGGGGATACTTAGAGGCACGAGTGAATTCTACAAGTGCATCATCAATATACTGGTTTATTTCTGAATCTACCCAGTGCCTGTTATCAGTATCTTGTAGTGCTGTCTCAACTCGCTCCCTTATTTGCTTTCGGTTCATTAATCTTGATCAAGGTCAATAACCTCGTGACGCTCTTTTGCATCTTCCAGATCTTCAAGTGAAACCCCCATTTCTTTGCCAGTCTTAGGCCACTTCTTAACAGCGAAGTTAAACCTTCGGTTTGATCGTGGGGTCATGCCGCTCATTAAATCTCTCTGGAAATACTCGGTTGTGACTGCGTCATTCAGTACGTTAACATGAAGGAGTGATACCACCCTGTCCGTGCCACGAGGAATGACTACTGTCTGCTCTCCGTGTGTAACTGGGACTGGCCCCATCTCGGTGTTGTCTCGTCCGTGATCAATATTGATGACACAGTAACCTTCTGGAACGGGGTCACCCTTTTTCCATTCCTTGGCCATCTTCATGCCGTTTGGCATGATTATAAATTGACCCTCACCAGCGTCTTGGTAAGCTGTGTGTTTCTTACCGTGCTTGGGGATATGTTCACTTTTTCCTAGTAATCCGCCTGCTGTAGGCATAATAATCTCCTTTTAAGGTTATCAGTAGGCGGGTGACCTCTTTGGCCGGGAGTGTCCTCGTCTTAGGCTCACAGCATCCAGCAAGAGACCATCACCCACTACTGAATTATATTAGGCTAAGTCAGCCTGAGTCCAAACAATGTTGGCATCAAAGGCATAATCAACCCACCAATGGAATACTCCGGCAGTCTGGGCATCTCCAAGAGTGAGCGTTCCAACTACTGGAACAACTTTTTCTCCTGAAGTAGACCATTGAGCCGTGGAGCTTGGTGCATAGGTATATGATGCGCCACTTGTCATTGTGGGAGGCATTCCCATAATTTCTACTCCAACTGTTACTGCGGCATCTACTGGGCCACGGGAAGCATCGGTGTAACCGGCTGCTTCTATATTAACTGCAAGAGCATAAGCATTAGGATCGGCCGCTGCTGCTACGTTTACCATAGCTGCATCAGTCTGCAATGTTCCCGCTGCATGACCAATCTGGAATGTATTTGCACTTGATGTAGTTGTTGCAGCATCACTGACTACAATGCCAAAACCAATAATACGAGCCTTTTCAGGAACGAAAAGGACACGCTGGTATGTTGCTGCCGACCATGTCAGACCATCAGCAAAATTGACTGTGTCAATCTGGCTCATCTGCTTGGCACTGGTAATTTTAGTTTTTAAAGAGTCCATAGATAATCTCCTATTCTAGACAATTAGGGTATAGAAGCCCCTACACGGGGCTCCCACCCGCGCTAGAGGCTTCAGTAATTACGATTATAAATTAGTGGCCATGCACTCAATGCGATACATCCATAGATCCTGCAGAATTATGCAAGAGTAAAAAGTATCCCATGCAACCGTACCACGCTGACCCAATGGATCGCCTGGGCCCGGTTTGGGCTGAACCACTTTGGAGCGGAGAGAATCCATACCTCCAAGCGTTGCACAACCGATAGCATCGGCGGCAAGTATGATTACAGGATAAACATCGGCGTTACCTGATGAACCTTGAGTACCACTGGTTGAAACAGCGTACTGTGCATTACCGGAAGCCAACGTGGCTCCAGCGTCTGCAAAAGCAACTGCCTGAGTTGTGGTAATGAATCTTACACCACGAACTGAGCCAATCTCACCTTCGATTGCGTCACCAGTATCTGAATACTTTTCAACTGGTACGAATCCGGTGATTGCCTCAATGTCCTGACGAAGGTCAGGATGGCAGATACCAACAAATGATTCACGGATCGGCTCTGTAGCGATGCCTACTGCTGCCCGCAATTTCTTGCGAAGCTTAACAGCATCGTTGCGCTCCAGTACACGAATAGCCTTCTGGATTAACCCGTCTGTTCCTGTAGGAGCAGCGGTTGCCGCAGAAGTAAGTGCCTGTAGTCCGATTGTTGCATCGACAGTAGCACGGCTGGTTCCACCAGCGTAAGCTACTTGAGTTCCTGCACGGAAGGTCTTGTAGCTGAGAAAATCAATTGTCTCACCAGCCTGCGTGGCCTGCCGTTCTGAAATGACGTTGAGTACCGGATCATGCGAGGCTGCCAGCAGAACGTCTGTAGTGTTTACATACGAACCATACTGCTTCAGCGTATGCATGAGCGTGGTATGCTCAAGCGAAGTGAAGTCCGGTGTTACGCCTTCCGCAATCGGGGAATCCACGATTGGGAATCTTTCGTAACGTCGGTGTCTGATTTCAAGTCCCTGTTTCTGGGGCTTGGTTTCTTTCTGTGCGAATTTCGCAAATGTGAGAAGACGCTTCGCAATAGGAAGCATCTTTTTTTGAATAGTGAACGCATCGTTCTTACTAAGGTCACCATAACTGGATGCCCCGGTAATACTTCCCGTTCCTCCGTAAGCTGCCATAAATCAACTCCTAATGAAAAATTAATAATCGAGGAGTTGCCCGACAGGATTTATTCCTGTGCTGGTTCAGGGACTGAATCCCATAACTCCTCGTCCGACATATTGTCGGGGTTCCGTTCAATTCTTGGTGCGGAGTTTGACATCAGATTCGAGGCTGCCTTTCGTCTCGAACTCTGTTTCTTGACTGATTCTTCTTTCTGCGCCTTTGGCTCTTCCTCTGGTGCGGGTCGCCATGCTTTGCCGGAATCTGTATTTTCCAGCCATAAATTCATTACTGACGCATGATCAGAAGCTGACGTGGATTCGGTCATCATCTTTGTAAGTGCGGGTGAGCCCAAGACGTATGCCTGAAAATCAGGATCCTTGTCTATGTCCCGATAATCTTCTCCAACACCATCTAACATCGATTTCTCGTGATTCGTCAGAAACTGCTGGTATGTCTGGTCTTGGTAGGCTTGCTCAAGCTGGGCAACCCTTTCTGAATCTTTATTGATTGCGGGTGCCACCTTGTTTAATGCCTTGGCTACCTCATGCTGGACTAACTTTTTCGTTACTCCGGTAATCTCGCTGAATTCCTCCATTGTCGTGCGATCATCTTCATCAAAAAATGAACCCTCATCGCTTGGGTCTGGAGGTGTGTCCGGCGCCTTGTAGCCTTGTCTCAGTTTGTCGAGTTCTTTATCCTGCTCTAGGGAGCGAAGCCTAAGATCATTAAGCTCTTCCCTGCTCCTTGCACTTTCTTCGTTTCGTTTATGAAACTCTCTCTCTAGGTCTTTGTACCTTTTTTCGTAGTCGTGAGCAGGATCTTCCTCGTACTCTTCTTCTTCCTCGGCTTCTCCCTCTTCTGACTCCTCCTCTTCACCTTCAGCTTCTACTGCTTCAGCTTCTGTGGTGGTGTCATCCTCATCTTCTACTTCTGGGGCACTTTCCCAGAGATCCTCATCCTCTTGGCCCGTATCAACCTCTTCATCGGGTTGGGGGCTGTCTTTCTCTTCAGCCATATAACTCCGTATTAGCTCACCGCCAACAATGTCCCGTTATCGGATCGTTCTAGGTGTTGACCCCTGATAAATTACCGTGGAGGCCCGTATTTTTCGACGTTGGAAGGGAAATCTAAAAGTTCTTCCCACGCCCTCACTCTCCCAATGGAGATGTGGTGTTTAGCGATACTTTCCTGATCAAAAAGGGTGCCGTTAACTATACGGTCTAATTCATCAGATTTTCGCTTCTCAAATTCTTCTTTCAGTGCATTCCAACCGGGATGTGTCAATAACATTGCCAGCAAGTCTGCACGAGACTCTGGACGCTGTGCCACTAAGCCTGCCCCTGTTCTACCATTCCCTCTTCAGGGATACCAGCCATTTGTCCCCCCATTTGCGCCTCTTGCTCCTGTTGTGCAGCCTGTTGTTCTTCCGCTGCTATTTGTGCCATTCTCTGCTTCTCCGCCTGATCTTCCTGCATTAACTGTTGAGCCTCGCCCTTGTCCATCTCCTCCCTAAGCAGAATACTGTGGCGCTCAAGATTAGTCGGATGCAGTACATTCCCGTCCTTGATAAGCTCCAGCCTCTCTGCACGTTCCATCTCACGCTGGTCATCAGACACCTTCTGCTTCTCGGTAAGTATCGACTTAACTTGCTCAACCTGTATCTGCGACTGTGCCTGAGATTGTGCTTGTGCCTGGGCCTGCTGCTGTATTAACTGAGCCTGCTGCTGGGCCTGTTCCTGTTGTTGCTGCTGCATCGCCTGCGTCTGCTGCTGCATCTCCTGTGCAACCTGTTCCTCGGTCTTCATCACTTCTTCTGGATCTAAGTTAAAGGCTCTGAGCAGCGGTCTACTAAACGCCTCGTATTTAATATATTGTTGGAGTTGCGGAAGAGAACCTATTGTCTGTAGGAAGTTAATTAACTGGGTGTTATGAACTTCTTTTGCAATATACTGCTCATAGCCCGTACTGATTGCTTCATAATCTCCTTTAATTTCCATGTCTGGTGAATCAACCATTAACCAGCGGTAAATGGCTTGGATATTCTGTGTTATCATTTTGCTCACAGAACGGACAACGTCTGCTGTCTGACGATTGGCGTTGGAATTTAAAATGGACATACCGGTCGCCGTCTTAGTCTGGGCCGGACTCATGTCCCCGTATCCTATGGAAGTCTGCCCGCTGTCCAGATCAGCTTCGCGCTCAAGTTGCTGGACAAGCTGGAGCAGCCCGTTTGTGACATCCGGTATCTGAACTGGCATGAATGCGTCACGGACTGAAGCCCCCGGTTTCACACGGAACTGCTTGCCGGGATATACTTGCTCTGTGTCTGTCCCCGGTTCAAAGGAATTGGGATCTATCACAGTCATCGGCGCCGCCGAAAGTGACTTACCCTCAATCATCATGGCATAACTGAAATTCAGGATTGCCTGAACATCACGAATTGCGTAATAAATACCGTCACCCCAGCAGGATTCTGGATTCTTCTGCCAGTAGCAAAAATGAAACGGCAGGGTGTCATCAAATGGATTTTCCTGTATCTTTATAACTTTGTCACCAACAACCGTGACTACAACCGGCATGGACTGGCGTATGTCCCCCGATTCAATTGGAAGGTAATCCTCCAGATCGCTGCCGTCCAGCCTGCCCCAGAATTCGAGAACCTCTATATTCTTTATCTGTCTCGCAGACGTTTCATCAAATTTCTTGGGGTGCTGACTCTCGTCATATCCGTGTACACGTCCCTCATCGCCGCTGATGATCTCTTCCACCACCTCCATGATGTAACCTTGACCCTCACTAGCCATGGCTCTAAGCTGAATTGGACTGACAAAATTGCGCTGGATAACATAGTCTGCGTCCTCTGAACTGCTTGCTTCAGGAGAAGGAAACACGTTCCATATCGAAATGTACTTAACCGCAGGAACAAGCTCTTCCTCAAGCTGTGACTCAATCTCCACCATGTCCTCTGGAGTCCTGACCGAATTGTAGACAGGAAAGTTCTTCCTAGTAAGAGTAATGCCTTTAGTGCAACCAGTGCCGTAAAGACACATTTCGTGAATTGCATGTGTAATTTCGTCATTGTATGATGTCTTTCTGAGTACATCCCGTATCTTGTCCTCCATATTCTTGGCCCGCCCCAAAAGAGCGTCCTCTAAAATATCCGGTCTGTCTTCCTGAACTTCTATATCCGGCGGGAAGAAACGGGGCCTCTTGGACGGTGTTATAGCAAACGGCACCTCGCCGTCCTCAAAAAGCAGGGTTCCTATCTTGATCTTGGCGCTGTTAACCTTACGCCGAGTCTGATTGACAAAGATACCCCTTTCGTTTGCCAATTCGTTTGCCTTGTTAATATGGGACGGATACTTGGCCCGATAGGCATCATACGCCTCCTGCCAGTGTAACTCGTGATCCCTGCGGTAATCCCGCGCCTCGGCAAACTTCTCCTGTATTATCTTTGCAAAGGTATCAAGCTCTGCCGTGATAACCTTCTTCTCCTCTACAACAGTCCCGGCGGGGGTGTCATAGACGTTCTGTTCTTCTTCAACAATTTCGGCCATTTAAGGAAGTTTTATTTCTGGATTAAAGGATATGTCAATATCAAGGTCTTTATCTGGGGTAAACTTTACACTAGGCTCGTTCTCCGCCTCCATAAGTTCAAGCTGTTTTGTTACCCTAGATGCTATCTCCTCAAGGCATACAGTAAATGACTTAGCCATTAAATGCCCTGCCTCATCTCCATAATGTCTTCCTAAACATGAAACGAAATCATCAATAATATCGTTCATCTCCTCATGGAAAGCACTGCTCTCCGAAAAATCTACATTTATTACATCACCCATCTTCACAATCAATTAATATATCCTGCTCAGGCGTTGGATCTACTCTCAGTTTCTGCATCGGCCTGGCGCTGTAAAATTCCCCCCACGGTTCGCCGGCTATCCCGTCAGCAATCGTGGGAGCAAGTTTTTCTACTTTTCCGCCTCTTTGGAAAAATTCTTCAACTTTTCTATCCATTTCTTCGCGTGAGATACTAAATTTCTCACCAGTTCTGCTAATCCTTTGGTTGAATTCAGAATCATTTAACCTTTTCCATTGGTGGGTTTTCTTTCTTTGTACAGCCTTTCTTGTACGGTCATACTCTCGTACACAAGACTCTGCACCACATAAATACTTCCTGCTGGTGAATTGCAGGACTTCCTTCTCGCAGACTAAACAGTTGCGGATCCTGCCCTGTGCATCTAGCTCCTCCCTGAACATCTGCTCTACTTCCCCAAAGCGCATGTCCAGTAAGTTCGCTATAAGCTTCCAGCAATTTGGATTGGGTATCCGGGGTGGCTTCGCCTTTAAATGCCAGCGGGCCGTGCTGTCGGTAACCCCAATTTCATCCCTCCACTTTTCGAGAGATATTCCCTTTTCCCTGACTATTGTGTTTAATAAGTAGCTCATATCCTTGAAGGTGTATAATTTTTGATAATAGGCTTCCCCCTCCAAGGAGTCCTCATTTTGTCCCATTCCGGTCTTGCTGGAAACATCTTGCAGCCAAAAGTGGCTATAGCCAGCGCCATTACACAGTCATCATGGGATCCCGACTGTGCAGCCATCTTCCCGTTTGGCATATTAACAAACGTCTGAAGTTCATCTAAAATCTTCGGTGAGTGGATCCTGACCTCACGCTCCCTGATAAGCTCCTTCAAATAATCTATAATCAGGGGCTTACTCTTCACCGTTGTATGAAACCCTAACTTCCTCGCCGTTCGGGACGACCTTTCGTCTAATATCTTCTCGCTGTATACGTTCGGATATAAATGAACGTCAGAGAGAAACTTCAATGTCACCAGCCCGTGGTTGTTCCGCTCCACAAAAAGCTGGGCATTGTTGTACCACCGGCCAAGGCTCGTTAACTGCCACGCCAGCAGATCCGGATCAATTTTCGTCCGCAGCAGCGCCACCTCCTCATACTGCTGGGCGTCTATAACTACCGCTACACTCCAGTCCGTATCACGGCCAATCTCTAATCCTTCCGATACGTCTACCCCGATACGGTATTCCCGGCCCTTGACCGGACGGAACCATGTCTGGAGATCTCCCTCCTCCATGGCCTCAATAACATATTTTTCCTTAGTCCTGCCCTCTTTGTATGCATGTACAGGGATGTAGAACCCTTCGCTGGGGGCCTCCCGCTGCCTCTTCTCAGAGGCCATCACCATCTCGTTCATCACCTCTTGGTCAAAGACACTGCGGCCAGTGGTGACAAAAGCCTGCCTTGCCGTGGTGGGGAACTCCTGATGAAATTTCCTTAAATCATTCTGACACTGAGTCTTAATGCATTGTCTGCGCCAATTCAGGTTTTCGAGGGTAACAGTAAAATTGACGTTGTCATCCAACCCGATGTCGTATTCGCATCCCACACCCAAGAGTTTAGACTCCTCTTCACCCCCGTATCTGGGATCTTGACCAATACTGTCCTCGAATTGCTTTCGCTCCTCTTCTCCGCTGAATTCTTTTGAGTAGTGCTCATATATGTACCAAGGAAAAAATATTGCCTCCCAACCTGAATCACCATTGTAGGCGTCCCAAAACATGTCATGGAATACTCCCCCTACACCGGCCGCCGTACTTTCGATTACCGCCTCCGTGTTAAATCCCTGAACAACGCAGTTCAGCAGACCGAGAAGAAAGTCCTCCCCGCCGGGGCCCCAGGAAGCGACTTCACTGCAATGCAGATAGTCAATCTTGCTTCCACGCACCTCGCGTCCGCCAACCGTTGATAAAGAATATGAGGAATTAAGCCCGCCGCCGTCACCTCCCCAGTGGAGTTCTCGCTTACCGCTGTATTTCATCTGCGGCTTCACTTCCTTGGGAAGATTCTGCTCCATTGTCCGCGTCATGGAAAACATCACGTCCGTAGCAGCCTTACTATGGGTGGTGATCTGTACCACCTTATTTTTATTCAAAGCTGCGTGGCGGAAGTACCGCCCCTGAACGTATGTGGACATCCCAAAGCGCCGGGCCTTCAGGACAATCATCCTGACATGCTCCAACTCCCTGAGTTGTCGCTCCATCATGTGGTGGAGTATTTTTTGAACGGGATTTAAAGTGAAAGGGACAAGTTCCCCTGTCCCGAAACGCTGAATTTTTAGACAGTTCTCGAAATAGAACTCCGGCTCCGCCCTCAGCCTCTGGATTAAGGCTATCAAAGCCTCTTCACTTACTTTTTCCGCCATTTACATACGCATTTTTTACACTTACATCTTATATTATTGCACATTTTGGACTTACCTATAAAAAATATGATCCCCTAACTTTACTGTTTTCTCCATTTTCTTCGCCCACCACGGTTGTACATAATCAGCGTGATAATGGGTTGATTTTTTCGTAATATCAGGAACACCGCCCAACATAACGTATTTTGCTATATAAATGCACTCTCTCCACATCCTTTTACTTCGGATTACGTCCGGTTTCCCGTCGCAATACCAAGAAAATTGGCATAAGTGCTTGTGTTTCTTGTTTTTTGGCCCCTGAAATACAACTTCACATATGGAATTTGGAAATTCGGGACTCCTAACGCGGTTCATAGTAACTTGGGCAACGCCTATTTTACCGATTCTCTCCTGTGTGGAGGCTTCAAAGTAAATATTCGCTGCCATACAGTCTAATTGCTTCTTATCCACTGTTTTTTTCGGTAATTCTTGCGGAATTTCAAGAATGACCACCTTTGATAAATCCCCGGCACCGGTGGGAATTGACAGGAAAACAGTAGAAAACAGGGCTAAAGCCCCTAGAAATACTCGCATATAACCTTTTTTGTACGAGGAACACCTCAAAACGTGAAATGTGAACTATTTTCTATGTGGAGGGGAAAAAAGTCAAAAGAAGGCGCCCCCGTCTGGGAGGTGCTTAACCAAACGGGGACTGAGAGCCAGGTGGAGACGGGCCCTGACCCTGTACATTGCATGGTGTATAAATGGTTATAACTACTTTATGTATAATATAGGGGGCCACCGGGCTCCCCCCGCCCCCCAAAAAAATCTATCATTATCTATCACGGAAATTTTTTTTCCGTGGTCAGCCAGCAGAATTTTCAGGGCCTGTTTGGGTTTCTTCAGGAAGTAAAACATCATCTGGCGTGATATCGATTGCACCGCTTGCCCGTTCGAGTAGCTTCTCAAAGCCTATATCAACAGTTACATGGGCGCTTGACGTTCGGTGATCCATGCCCAACCAATTACCGATCTTGCTTAAAGCATTAATGGCTGGCGTGAATTGCTCTTGCTGTAATGATTGTTCAAATACGTCTGCCATTTTCGCTACAACTTTATTAGCTGACCAACCGATCCGCTCCATTTCAAATTTTTGATGCTCCCTGCATAACCCCACAATTTTATCGTTTTTCAACAGCCTTGATGCCTGTGTTCCGGGGCTGGAATATCCAGCCTGTTTTGCACATTCAGTTGCAGATTGTGTCCCCTTTGCATACAGCGTAGCGAAGTGAACCTGCTGAGGGGTCAACTCTTTATCTTTTGCCATTTTTTCGCCATTAAGTTGTTGAAATCATAGGATAAATTCTATATTTCCCTGCACACCCTTGTAAACCCTTGGTATTACTGGGCTTACAGGGGGCTGAGAAAAGGTAAAATAATGCCAGTATAGAGTAGAGGCGAGGGGGACAGCCTCTTAGCGATTATATCAATCGGTGATGTAATCAGCATTCTATTTATCCCCCATTAACTCAAATGAGTTTTGACTTATGAAAGTAAC